TGTGGGGCGGGCGCTGGGATCGGAGCAGGCGATGGCACAGTCGGACGAGGCGCTGATGCCATATCCACAGCAGGTGCAACACCCATTTCCTGTGGACGCAACGACATTAATGGAGAGCGAGATGGGGGCTGATCCATCATCCCCGGAACCCGAGTAACGGGGAACCGGCCACCTTGCGGAACTGGCATTCCGGGAAGGCTAGGCGATATAAACATACCCTCCACTGGCGCAGGTATGCCTGTGGGCGGAGAAGTTGTATCGACACGCGGAGCAGTTCCGACTGTGGGTGCCGTCATCTCTGAGGGTAAGAACTCACCCAAAAACGGAGGTTGCTGCTCTCGCGTCGGGCGGAACATAAAGTCCTCAGTACTCTGACGCCCAGTGAATCTCATCTCCGGCGTGGACGGCAGCTCTCTGCCAAATAGCCCCTGAGGGGGAACTGCCTGACGCGGAGGAGGTAATAGGTTCTGTGGCAGACCGATGGTCTCATCGATCATAAAGGGGGTCATGGGCAGCTCTTGCCGACCATCGTATGTTCCAACAACATTGCCCGCCGCATTGAACATGGGTGTTTGGGCAAAGACACGCTTGCCACTACCGCCAAGCATGGCGGCAATACCCTGCTGAACAGCTGGTTGCTGTGCAGCAACGGCAGCTGCTTGATTGTCATCGCCACCCTGAGAATCAAGAAATGCCTGAGCCTTTGCTTGATCTCGCGGTTGAGGGCGAGGAGAGCTTGCAGGGGCAGAGCTTCGAGACGGACGCTGCTCCGGGCGCGAAGATGATTTGGGTGCCATGTCAGTCGCCTTTCCGGAATCGCGCGGCTTTCTTTGCCACGTTCTTGGGCTGCTTTACAAACTGCTTGCCCTTGCGTGTGCCTTCCCGCTTGGCGCGGGTGGTGGCGGCATACTCAGACGGAGATAGGGCCTTGATGGCCTTCTCCGGGAGATACCTCTCCCCGGTTGCCTTCGGACCCTGAGTGGACGGCTTGCCGGACTTTGTCCGCCATTTCTGCTTGGTCCACCTGTCGAGGCTTTTCTGAGATGCCGCCTTGCCCATTACTTCTTCTTGGCCATACCGCCGCGCTTCATCTTGCCGACGCCGTCAGCTGCGAATGCGGGAACCTTCTTGCCGTCCTTCTCGACCATCTTCAGCTTGCCACCACCGCGCATCATCTTGGTGTCAGCTTTACCGCCGCGCATCATCTTCTTTGCTGCGCCGCCACGCTTCATCGCGCGAGGTTTCATTGCCATGGGTCAGTCTCCTTTTGCGGTTGACGACAAGCTCTTCATACTCGTCGCGAGGATACGCAGAATAATACCCCAATGCCTCCAACCTGTCACTAGCGGCAACCACGAGCGCCAAGTCCTGTATGAAGACCATGCAGTACTCGTACGGATTTGAGCTTTCCCAGTCGTTGTCCGTGAGAAAATCTAGCTCTGCATCATCAGCTCCATAGTCTGGATGGAACTGCATACAGTGCAGTGACGAGTGAGACAGGTTAAGTTTTTCCGTGAATGCAGTCAGGTCATCGAGGTCTGGGATTTCGTATGTGCCGACGACAATGAGTTCCTTACCGAACTCGTAAAAATCCCTGCAATATCTGGAGACATCTTCCTCGAAGTTATCTGATTCGATAACAAGAACCTTGTTTTCTCGCCACGCCTTGCGAGCATACGGGCATGGGGGCATGCCATTGAGGTATTTGCTTGGAGCTTCGAGGACTTCGCGGGACCAGCTGCGGAGGTCTCGCTCAATCGCGGTATCCACCACCGGCGTCCTTGTATCGCTTTGCCAGCATCTGTGCTTTGCGAGCAGACCACTGACCGGGCTTTCCGCCCTTACCCCCAGCTTTGATCTCATTGAAGATGCGCTTACGCATCTCTGGCTTGGTGTAGTTGCCAGCCTCATTTACGCGGCTTTTGGTGGCACCGCCTTTGGCCATTTTCTTGGCGGGGCGCTTGGCCGGGGACTTGGTGATCTGCTGCCGCATGTTTGCGCGAGACATGGTCATTTGCTCTTCCCCTTCTTTGATTTCCGAGCAACGCCCTTAATAGAACCTTTGTTCTCGGCGGCATAAAAGATACGTTCGCCCTTTTCCTTGCCATACTGCTTGGCCATAGCGGCTTTGATCTTCTTGCCCTTCTCAGTGAGCGGCATGATAGCTCCTCAGCAGTTCCAAGCCCGAAGGCTTTTGTTGATACGGCTGTTGGGGTCGCGCTTTGTCTTCTCGCTGGTGAGCTTCTTCTTCATGCCGGACATTCTGGCACAGAAGCTCTTGCGACGAGCGGCATCCTTCTTGGTCTTTGGATTGGGCGCAGGGGGCTTCAGGTCCATCCCCTGCTTCTTGGCCGACGCACGGCCCTTGGCATTCAACCCACCCTTGGGGTCTTTGCCCTCCTTGCGTGTCCATGCGGGAGATTTGGCCATTATTCACCCTTCTTTGCAAACCGATCCAGCATCCTATCGAGCTTGTTGTCCAAGGCTTCTAATCGCTGGATGACACGGTTGATATCTGCATGGACCTCTTGCTTGGTCACATAGTCACGCGCAACTTCCTCGCGGGTTCGGTTCAGCAGGATGTTAAGCCGCTGAACCTCTGCCCACATGGTCTTTGCAAACCACCCGATCAGTGCAAGCGCAGCTGTCAGGCCGATATTCCAAAGCATCAGCTCCATCGGTGCCTCAGCTATAGAAGAACGTCATTGCGGTGATGTTGGTCGCCGCCGTGATTGTTACGCCGGTTTGAAAGCGAACCCCGTTGTCCGGAATGTTTACCGAATGGGAGTCGTTGGCGAGGAAGTCGAGATCGAGCGAAACAGCGGTTGCCGTGCCGTCCTTCAGCGTGAGGCGACCAGCGCCACCAGTAGAAGTTAGGACTTGGATTTGACGAATGCGCGCTGGCCCAACACCCAGTGAGCCAGTTGCGGTCATCCGTTTTGCCTGAATGTCAGACATCGCCATGGGTTAACCATCCTTTTTCTTGGGGGTCTTCTTGGGTTTGGGAGCGGCTTCTGCCGCCCCCGCTTTCTTGCTATTCAGCTTACCCATGGTTCACCTTACACAGTGGCCGAGAACGGGGTGGCTTCGGAGTCAGTTGCCGCGCCGACGATGCGAACCGACCACAGGTTTGCCGCGACATCCTGCAGTTCAACAGTGGCACCGCGAATGCCGCCAGTGGTTCCGCCATTGAAGGTGATGGTGTCGGAAGTGGAAGCGGTCTCGAAAATAGATGCCGAAGCGTCCGTGTCGTTTGCCACGATTGCAACGCCAGCCATCACATCAGTCGAGTCTGCGACTTTAATGGTGGTGTTGTTCGATGTGATCGTGGTCAGGACAAAGAACTTGTAGCTGTTGCCGGTGCCGGTTGCGGCGGGGAGCGTCAGTGCCTGACCAGCTGCGCGATCCAGAAGAACGGTGCGGCCAGAGTGGGCAGCGGCAGTGACGGTGGCAGTTGCTGCGGTCAGCGTGACAATGGAGTCAGAGCCAGAGATAAAGCCAGCGGTCGAAGTTACCGGGCCGGAGAACGTGGTGGAACCCATGATATATCCTCATGCACAAGGTTTTGCCGCGCAGTCTGTGCATCGTCAGGTGGGTCTTCCTGTCTGCACGGCTCGATGTGAAACCCACCGTCAGATTACATGAGCATGCTGCAAAAAGAAAGGCCCGCCGAAGCGGGCCTCCCAAAGTGCATTTGCACTTTTCAAATCATGCACCAGCCGAGCCATACATGCCGAGCGGGTCGGACACGCCGAACGAGTAACGCTCACGCGCTTTATAGCGCACGTTGCCCGTGTCGAAGTCGCCGTCCATCGAAGTCGTCATGGCGGTACGCACGAAGTGCTTCATGCCATTCGGAACATCGGTGGTCAGGAACCATGCATCCGTGTCGGTCAGGTAGTGGTTGACACGGAAGCCCTCGGGGATCGAGCCGTTGTTACGGATCGCGTTGATGTCGTTATCGGCGGTGCCGACACGCAGTTCCGTCTGGAGCAGACGGGTTGCAACGAACATCAGTGCCGGGGGAACGATCAGCTTGCGCGGACGAGCTGCGATCAGCAGGCCACGTTCGTCAACGAACGCAGCGATGTCGATAACAGCCTGCTCGAGCGAGGTTTCGTTCAAGTCAGCAGCAACGGAGGGAACGTTCGAGTTCACGCCACCACCCACGGTGGGGTGCGAAGCATTGAACAGGGTGACGCCGTCGCCCGACTTAAAGGTGGTGAAACCCGTGTTGAGCAGCGATGCTGCCTTAACCTGCTTCGTGTACGCCATGGCGCGAGCAAGCGCCTTGGTGTAACGGGCCGAGAGCGAGTCGTACAGGTTGTCTTCCATTGCCTCTTCGGTAATGGAGAAGCCCATAGCCACGGTCTCGTGGTTGTAGCGAGCAGTAAACGCTTCTTGCGCGTTGTCGTACGAGATAGCTGCGCCTTCCGACTTGACCGGAGCTGCGCCAAAACCCGACAGCTTCACTTCTTCTTCGAAGCTCCGCTCAGAGGTTTCGGTCTCATAGATTTCAGCGTGTTCGTTCTCGTACGTTGCATACTCCTGACCGAACAGAGCGTTCAGGCCGGGGAGCAGTTCCTTGAGAATCTGGGAACGCGAGATAGTCATGTCATATCCTCCTTACACACCAAGCGAGTTGGTGTACGAGTGGACACCCACGTTCAGCTTCACGATGAACTCCGGATAGTCGTCCGACTCGGTGCCAGCGACAACGTCAACGATGCGAACTGCAAGCGTCGAAGTTGCAGCCAAGCTGCCGCCGTTCGAACCAACCACAAGATTCATGCCCGATTTGCCGGTCGAGGTGCTGCCTGCAGTACCGAAACCAAGGGCGGCGTTCTTGCCGATTGCCCCCGGCCAGCCCGAACCATCGGTGCCGCTGTTAAACGTACCGAGAGCTGCGGTGCCTTTGATCTGCAGAAGCGCATCGGGGTCGTCCATGACGCGGACGTACACATCGGTTGCGCCGCCGGTGATCAAGTTGGCAGGCAGGAAGTTGTTGTAGGTGGGCTGGCCTTCGCTGTTGACGTAACGCGAACCAACGCAAACGCCGACGATACCAGCGGTGGCATCAGCGGAAGTTGCGGTGATCTTGATAGCAACAGGCGAGGAGCCGACAGCCGAAGGCTG